CCGACAATCAACGGGACCGTGTTCGCAGAGGACAATGGTGACTGGAAGATCGATGAGATCTGCACGACCGAAGCGGCGGCCGTGGAATGGCTGCAGGAGCAGTTCGGAGTCACTTCCGGCACCGGCACTTCCGGCACCGGCACTTCCGGCACCGGCGGTTGATACATGGATCTGTAGTGTGACAGGACACTAAATGCAGAGGGAAGCGGTTTCGGCCGTTTCCCTCTTTTCTGGAATGGGAGGAAATATGTTCTCTGACAAGATGGAGAGGATCTACCTGTGCGGGCAGAGCTACCCGTACAGGTGTGACATGGTCGTCCTCGAGCAGATCCAGAAAGAATTCGGAGATGTGCTCGAGTATGAAAACGCGATTCGGGGAATCATCCCGTATTATGATGAAGAGACCGGCCTGCGGGACAAGAAAAGAGACCGGAGCACGGTCCCGGACATTCACAAAGTCTGCCTGTCCCTCGCATGGATGATCGAGGAAGGCATTGCCGTATCAGGGGAGGACCTTGAGCCTCTTAGAGAACTCGACATCAAGAGGCAGAGTGAGTATTCCATCACGAACCTTGCGCTGAAATGCTTCGAGGAGTACGCGAAGTGTTTTTTATCGAAGAAGGGCAGGTCGAAAGCACCCCGGAAGGGTTCGAAAAAGAACAATACAAATCCGACCGAGTGACACTCGATTTTGCCCGGATCATGTTCATTGGCCTGCAGATGGGCCTTACCCAGAAGGAGATCGGGCGCATGCGATACGGCACATGGGCCAGACTGCAGGAGGAGTACAGACGGAACTGGAATGCAAGAATAAAAGAACTGATCTATGCAGAGGATGAAGAGCAGTCTATTCTGAGCCTGAAACCGGGATGAACCAGACTAAAGGAATCTATGAAATCGGCATGAAACAGAGGCCTTCATGATTGATTTCCTGATCAGAAATGATAGTATGGAATCAGGAAGGAGGACACGCCGATGAAGAAATTCCTCAGACTCTGGATGAGACATCCGGTTTCAATCACAAGTATGCTGGTATGGGCGATTTTGGGAATATGGACCAGGAGCCTTATCCCTGTCGTGTTTGGCCTGGCCGTATGCGCGTTCCTGTTTATCGTCTGGGAGATCGGGCTCGCGTCGTACTGCCTTGAAAAAAGATTCTGGAGACATTTGATAGAAATATCTAAAGACAACAAATAGAAACAGCGATTTGCTGAAAGACAGCCACCTGGAAACAGGTGGTTTTTTATTGCTTTTATACGATTGAGGGGAAGACATGCCGGGGAACAGAAAGATAGGCGCGACCATCGCTCTTGATGGAGAGCAGCAGTTCAAACAGGCCGTCACAAGTGTCAATAAAGAACTGGGGACCATGAAGTCGGAGATGGCAGCGCTCAAAGAGAGGACTGCCGGACATGCCAACGCCCTGGATACACTGCGCTCGAAGAACGACATCCTTGTCCGCTCCCTCGATAAGTCGAGAGAAAAACAGGACGCCATCCGGACCGGCCTGCAGAATGCGCAGGAACGCTATGAAAAAGTGGCGGCAGAGGTCGAGGACTACCGCAAGGAAATCGAGAAGGAAGAGCGTGCCCTCGAAGACCTGAAGAGGTCAGGAGAGGCCAGCACAGAAGAGATCCAAGCCCGTGAGAAGGCTGTCGCGGACATGAAGGCCGCTGACGAACAGAATCTGCAGGTGCTGGCCAAGGCCAAAGACAGCGTCGAGGACTGGACGCAGAAGCTGAACCGATCCGAAGTGGAAGTCAGCAAGGCATCCAAGGCGGTTGATGAGAACAGTGCTCTCATGCGGGAGGCAGAGCAGTCTGCAGACGGATGCGCGACATCAATCGATGGATTCGGAAAGAAAACCAGCCAGGCTACGCAGGAACTAAAAGAAATCGACTCGACCATCGGGAACATCGCGGGCAGTGAAAAGCTGATCCAGTTCTTTGACAAGGCATCCGAAGCTGCGCAGAAGCTGGTCAAGTCAACATATGAAGCCGCGAAAGAACTCGATGACGGATATGACACGATCATCACCAAGACCGGCGCCAGCGGAAAAGCTCTCCAGGAGATGCAGGGCATTGCAGACAATGTGTTCAGCTCCATGCCCCTGGAGATGACAGATGTAGGGGCAGCGGTTGGCGAGGTCAATACCAGGTTCCATTCCATGGGACAGGAACTGGAGGACACTTCCAGGGTATTCCTGCAGTTTGCGGAGATCAACGAGACAGATGTCTCGAACTCTGTAGACAAAACTGACAGGATCATGAAAGCCTTCGGGGTCGATGCCTTTGAAGTGAAGGATGTCCTCGGCCTGTTCACAAAGGTCGGACAGGATACCGGAATGACCATGGAAGCCCTGATGGGAACCCTGGACAGCAACGGATCATCGTTCCGGGAACTTGGCTTCGGCCTGGAATCCTCCGCCCAGATGCTGGCAGAATTTGAGGCAAACGGCGTCGATACAGCCGGCGTTCTCACGTCTTTGCGCAAAGGTGTCATCAATGCTGCCAAGGAAGGCAAGGACGCCAATACCATGCTTTCTGAAGCGGCATCCGCCATCGTCAACGCCAAGACAGAAACAGAAGCCCTTCAGATTGCGACGGAAACATTCGGGTCCAAGGGCGCCATGACGATGGTCGATGGCCTCCGCTCCGGCCGGATCAGCCTGCAGGAGACTGGCACATCCCTCAAGACCTACGGGGATATCGTAGAGAACACTTTCAACGAGACTCTGAATCCATGGGATGATGCCAAGATCGCCATGAACAACCTGAAGACCGCCGGCAGCACGCTCGCAGGGGAGGCCCTGCAGGAGCTCAAACCCGCGATCAATGCCGTGACGGAAAAGGTCAAGAATGTGACGAAGTGGTTCCGTGAGCTCGATGACCCGCAGAAAAAGGCTATAGCCGGCTTTGCAGGCCTGGCAGCGGGGGCCGCCATTGTAGTTCCGAAGACCCTGGCAGTGGCAAAGAGCATCGAGATGATACGCGCTGCACATGTCCTGTCAACGACTGCGACAACTGCCAGTACAGCGGCGACTGCGGCCAACACAGTGGTCACAGAGGACGCCACGGTCGCCCAGGCGGCGTTCAACGCAGTCCTCTCAGCAAATCCTATAGCCCTTGCTGTAATCGCTGTAGCGGGGCTCACAGCGGCCATCGGATACCTGATCGTAAAATCCCAGGACGGTACGGAGCAGATGGAGTCCATGACAGACCAGATGTATGCCGCAAGGGATGCCTCAGAGTCTGCCAGACAGTCCATGCGGGATGCTGGCGATACACTCTCTGAAAGCTACGCAAATGCCAAGGATTCCATCAACGAAGTCCTTGCCTCTTCCGAGCTTGCAGGCCGCCTCGCCGACGAACTCATGGAACTCAGCGACAAGACCAACAGAACGGCGGAAGAACAGAAGCGCATGGAGGCGATCGTCGCCATGCTCAATGACATCTATCCGGAACTGGCCCTGTCCATCGACCAGACAACCGGAAATCTGAATAAAGAAAACGCTGAGATCCTTGCCAACATTGAAAATCTCAAGAAGATGGCAATGGCCAAAGCTTACCAGCAGGCCTATCAGGAAGTGATCGACGAGATCGTCGAGGCGACCAAAGAGCAGATCAAAGCGGAGATGGCTCTGGAGGATCTCGAAGACGGCTTGTCCGATGCCGAGAAGGAGCGGACAAAAATCATGGACCTGCTCCAGCAGAAGCAGACCAGACTTTCCGAAGCAGTCAATAAATATAACAAAGTCCTCGATGACAGGAATTCCACACAGCAGGACATTATAGATGCTGAGAACGAGTACCAGGAAGCTTTGGCAGACAGCTATAACGACCTGATCGAGTACAATGGCAAGATGCAGAGCGCCAACACCCTTCTGCTGCAGTTCAGGGACGCGAACACGGCGACAACAGGCGAGATCAACAAAATGAAGGATGCCATAGCGTCGAATCAGGAAAAGATTGATGAAGGACTGTCTTATACCGAGAAACTGGCAAAGAAATGCGAGAAACTGGGTGTGAGTGTCATAGGCACGACCGAGACGATCGATGGAGCTGCGGCATCACTGGAGGGCGCTGCAGACGCTACTGCGGGGCTCTCCGACCAGACAGGGGTGACAGCTGAGGAGTTGGCAGAGGATGCGGAGGAAATCGCCGCAACTTATGAGGAGTTGTACGAGAAAGCACTGGAATCCATAAATGGCCAGATCGGCTTGTTTGAGGAGATGGCGCTTGATACAGAAGTGTCGCTGCAGTCCATGAACGATGCCCTGATCAGCCAGCAGGAGATCATGAGTGCGTATTCTGACAATCTTGCAGCGGCTATGCAGTATGTTGCGGAATCGGGCGACGAGAACGCCGCCGCTTTTGTGCAGGCGATCGCGGACATGGGTGCAGATGGTGCGACATATATGGATGAATTTGTCAAAGCTCTGGAGGCTGACGACGGATCAGCAGAGGAAATCCTTGCACACTTTGCCGGAGCCCAGGCGGCAAAAGAACAGTTTGCAGCCCAGATGGCAGAGATGGAGCAGCAGGCAGGTACATCCACAGAAGCCGTAGTCGATGCAGTGTCCAGCGCTGCTCCTGCAATGGGTGAGGCGGCTGGTACAACCGCACAGGCAGGCGTGGAAGCCATGCAGAAGGCCGAGCAGGCCTATGGGGACGCAGGAACGCAGAACGCGCAGGCTTATGCAAACGGCATATCTGATCAGGCGTCGACTGTTTCAGATGCCGCAGGAGACCTGGAAAGGGCGGCTGAAGACGAACTGCAGGATTCAAATGCTTATTCCTGGGGCGCCGACCTTGGGCAGAACTTTGCGAACGGAATATGGTCAAAAGTGTCAGAGGTTGAAGCTGCTGCCCGGGCACTGGCAGAAGCAGCGGCAGCATACATCCACCATTCAACACCGGATAAGGGACCGCTTGCCGGTGACGACAAATGGGGCGGCGAGCTCGCTGCTCAATTTGCCAAAACAATGGCAGAACAGACCGGGCAGGTAGGCAAGGCTGCGGAAGGCATCGCGAGGGCGGCGGCAGAGGGAATGCAGAGAGAGGTCACAACAAGAACTGTCACCTTCGAAGCTGCAGCAGGAACAGCGGGATCCGGAAGACCGGGACAGACATCAGGGCAGGATATCCCGGCCGTGGAAACACATGTTTACATCGGAGAACGTGACATAACCAGCTGGATCACAAAGCAGGTTGTGAAGAAAGTCACAGAAATGCAGCATATAACGTCCCTGGCAAAAGGAGCAGGAGCATATGTATGACATCAATTTCAAAGGTGAAACATGCTTCATGCATGGGACATACATCCGGCAGCGGCCGAACATCTCTGTCCCTCAGGAGGAGGTTGAGCAGTTCAGAATCGCGGGCCGGGACGGAGTCCTGACAGGCAACCGATACCGCCCTCCTATGGAACTCTACATTCCCATGAACTTCCGGGTATACAAAGAGCTCGAAGAAAGATGGGCGGACCGCTTCCGTGACATCCGGCGCTGGCTCTGCGGATCCGGAGAACTGATCCAGTCGGACGACCAGAATTACTTCCTGAAGGTCCTGAACGTCCAGATTGAGGAATCAGAGAGGATCATTAAGAAGTACGGACGGTTCACAGCCCATTTCACCTGTGACCCTTATTTCTACCGCATCGACGGAAAGAATGAGTACGACATCACCGACGAAAGGATCCTGTATAACCGGTTCGACGAGTCACACCCGTCCTATGTTTTTACAGGATCCAGCGGAACCCGCACCCTGACCGTCAACGGGACGGAAGTATCCATCACCGTAAGCGGCAAGACGATCGTCGACACGGACCGCATGATCACCTATACAACGGCAGACATGAAGCTGCGCAACACCCGCCTGACAGGAGACTATGAAGCGCTCTACCTGCTCCCGGGGGCCAATACCATCACGGGCACAGGCGTGAAAGTGATCCCTAATTGGCGGACAAGGTAAAAAGCCAGGCAATTATGTGGAGCATTAAGAAACCGGAGGAGACATGATACAGGTTTACAGTCCGGGAAACGAGGATTTCACAAAAAATGGAGACTGCACACTGCTGCCGATATCCGCAGGAGTCCATGCCATCCTTGGCGGAGCATGGGAGGCGACGCTGATCCATCCCCTAGATGATGAAGGCCGGTGGCGGTATCTGGTCGAGGAGGCGGTCGTGAAAATGCCGTCCTTCAACGGAGACCAGCTCTTCCGGATCCGCAAGCCGGAGAAGTCGGACATGGGCGTCGAGTGCCGCATGGAACCCATCTTTTACGATGCCAGGAATGTCTTTTTGACAGACGTCCGCCCGACCAATAAAAACGGCCAGGATGCACTGGATTACATTTGCGCCGGCGCAACAAAGTTCTCCGGATCATCCGATATCGCGTTCAGAGGCTCTGCCGAATATCAGTATAAAAACCTCCTGGAAGCGATCGCCGGAGACGATGACAATTCCTTCGTCAACCGATGGGGAGGAGAACCCATCTACGACAATTACACCGTGACGATCAATGCCAGGGCAGGGGGCGACTACAATGTCGAGATCCGGTACGGGAAAAACCTTCCGGAGAACGGAATGGACGTGGAGACAGACATGTCCACAGTCGCCACCCGCATCTATCCCAAGGCTTACAACGGGCATGAGATGTCCAATCATGGTTATGTAAACAGTCCGCTGATCAACAGCTATGCGCAGGTCTATCCGAAGACAATCACCTACGACACCGTAAAGATGAAGGACGATGCCACAGACGCGGACCTCGAGGATGCAGCGATCACGATCTGCGAGACACAGGCCCAGCTGAACACAGCCCTCCGTGCCAAGTGCGAAGCGGAGTTTGCCGCCGGCATCGATAAGCCGAAGATCTCCATCTCATGCGACATGATCCTGCTGCAGAACACGGAGCAGTATGCGGACATCGCAGACCTGGAGGATGTAGCACTGGGCGATACAGTTCACTGTTACAATAACCACTTAGATATCACGACCAGCGCCCGCGTCATGGAACTGACCTATGACTCCATCAATAAGCGGATCGACAACGTCACACTGGGAGCCTACCGCAAGACATTCCTTGATATCTTCAACCACAAAGTCAAAGGAATCGACGACCTCGCCGCCAGGGCCAACAGCGCCCTGAACGCGGATGGGACCATCATGGCCGAGCGGATCCGGGGCTTCCTCAACGGCGCTGTGGCCTCCCTGCGTGCCCAGTATAACGTCGCGGAACGCCAGAATTATATAGCGATCCTCTTCGAGAACCTGGACACGACCAGCGACCTCTACGGGGCTCTCGCGCTCGGCACCCAGGGCCTCATGATCTCCAAACGCCGCAACTCCGCCGGTACAGACTGGGTATGGACCACAGCCGCCACCTCAGAGGGTGTCATAGCAAACACCATCGTCACAGGCACTATCTCCGATGCATCCGGCGCCAACTACTGGGACCTGGACAACCATAAATTCGTCATGTCCGAAGGCTCCATAGATATCGGCAACGGAACATTTAAAGTCACATCACAAGGGCACCTTACCTGCCAGGGCGCAGACTGTTATGGAGAATTCTTTGCAGGCAATACTTCCGGATACTGGATAAAACTGGTAGACGATGGGCAGATGGTCGGCGGCAATGGCAGCAACCGCTACGGCAGAGTCGATTTTACAGCCACCGATTACGACAGCGACGTTGGAAGAGACAGACACGGCGTCCGGATCGTCGGCGACGTCCTTCGGATCGACGCGACAAAGATCTCCATCAACAACAGCACAAACACATCCAACAATGGCACGTTTGGCTACAGCGGGACCGTGATGATGCCAACTTCCATTAACAGCGACGGGACCGTAGCCACCTGGACACCAGGCTTCGCATTCATCAATGGATTTGCAGTGGGATGATCAAAGGCCAGGCAGAGAAATTCTGAGAAGAGAGGAAGACACGATGACAACTGTCGAAAGAATAACTGCGCTTGACAGCCTGATCTATGCATACTGCAGAAGCCAGTTCCAGGCCAATGGCGTCCCTCCCGACGAGGCCCGTATCATCATGGAATGCGTCCTGAGCAAGTTCCGATGGAACTGCATTGATGCATCCACCATTGGGAAGATGCTGTCGGACCCGCAGGGAGCGTCGGAGGGAACAGCAGAGACAGGCTCACAGGCAGGACCGAAGGAATCATCAAAAGAACTGGAAGAGCCAGGAAAAACAGAAACGGAGGTGAATGCAAGTGCTCACAATCCCGATTAAACTCGATGCATCTCCTGACGGGCTCTGCAAAGAGATCCGGATCAAGCAATATGCTTCAGACTTCAAAATCGTCGCCACCCTCGTAGCCACAACCGGCACACTGACCATTGAAGGCGGAACCACCGTCTTCCTCCGCGGCACCAAACGCGACGGCAACGGCTGGCAGCTTGGCGGCTCCCGGAACGGCACGACAGTCACCTTTGCCGGCACACATGAGCAGATGCAGCAGATGACCGCCATCGCCGGCAAGAACAAGTTCGAAGTCGTCCTCAAGAACGGCTCCAAAGAACTTCCCTTTGCCACCTTCATCCTCGACGTTCAGCGCGCTGCCATGGACGAAGGAACCGTCAACCCGTCACAGATTGACGAACTCAAAGGGCAAATCATTGAGAATACCACCATTGAGTATGGCGGCGACAATGTAACTGTTGAGAACGGCGTGCTGATCATCAGCTGAGAAAGGAGGTGGATATATGGCTGAGATTTCAAAAGTCCGCTTCGGCGGAGTGGACTATGATATAAAATCCATCACTGATACAACGCTGGCAAAAGACGGGACGCCTGCGGATGCGGCAGTTGTTGGCAATAAAATCGAAACGGCTAACAAGTCGGCAACCATAAAAGCCGTGATTAACGATTTGGCTTTTAAAAACCAAGAATCATACATTATCGCTGATTGGGAGAATGGCGCGATTAAAAGCGCAGATGGGGAATTTATAGACCAACAGTATTATCAATACAGAATCCGCACGCATAATCTTTTGTATTTTAAAAGTGCAACGACATACCACGTTGAAAATGGATATAGTGCATTTATTTTTATCTATAATTCTACTGGGGAATTTATTTCTTTCGGCGGAGAAACGGGGCAGAATAATGATTTAAACATCCCTGCTGATAGTTACTGCCGGTTTATGATTCGTAAAGTGCCGGATGACCAGGAAAGTGTGGCTGATGTTGTTGATTTTGTTACACATGTTCGTAGCGGTGTAAATTTTCCGGGGTATTTACGAACAGATTCACAAGACCTTTCGGAAGATGAGCGTTTTACCGTTGTAAACAATATTGGGACTGATGCTGGGGCAAGCATGTTTGCCGACGTATTTGTTTCTGAGAATCTTTATAACCCGAGCCTTGCGCAAAATGGCAGACGCATAGACACATCCAACGGAAATATTGTAACTGATACAAATTACAATCTGTACAAATTGGCAGTACCTTCTGGAAAGACGGTTGTGGTTACAGGATTGGTTTCAGGCGCAGTAAAACGAGCGCATGTGGCAAGCGTAAGAAGTAATGTAGTGAAAGACCCTAATGGAAACATTCTTTCCTCTAATACATCGTCTGCGACCGCTGGCATTTACTCAAATACAACAGAAAATGATGTATATGTATACTTCAACATTTGGAGTAAAACAAATGCAAACACAACTGTTGATGATATTATGATGCGCCTGTTTGATAATGGAACTGCCGAGGCTAATTATATTACACCGTATGTCCCTTTTGGAATTGTAAGGTCAGATGTTATTTCAAATGGAGTATCACCCCAGTTACATAACCCTCGAGATATTTTCCGAGACATGATTGCTTCAACTGTTGATGAAGTTATTGCAGCACAGGAAAATATCAATTATACGTTTGCTTTTATTACCGATACGCACTTCACCCCCGGAGATGATGAAAGTTACCGCTTTACTGCTGATACCTTTTCAAATGTTAAAAGGATAAGTGAGCTCGTTCCATTGAATGCCGTGATTCACGGTGGTGATATGGTGAGCGTTGGATGGGGAGGTGAAAACCAGTTTGACACTAACCGCGCAATCAATATGATGCGCGGATGGATGCTCGAATCAAATGTGTTTGGGAATGTATTCATGACCCCCGGAAATCATGATGGAATCAATGGCGGGCCAACTCCGACCACAGGATTGTATGGAGTTATGATGACCCATAATGCTCAAAAGGTTGAAAGAATCGGGAATAGCTACAACTATTTTTATGATATTGCAGTTCCTAACCTCAGAGTGATTATGCTAAGTGATGCTGTATCAGTTGGTGCTGGTCTTGGAGTTGACCCTTCCGGTATTGCATGGGTTGAAAATGTTTTGGATTCAACCGGTGCAGGAACAAATGTGATGATAGTGTCGCACATTGGTCCGCAAAGTGAAGATTTTACCGTTGGTAAGGCAGACTTGTGTGAACTGCTGAATTCGTGGAACGGGCATTCCGGTAAGTATTCTAACAATACCGGAAAAATAATTGCATGGATTGCAGGGCATCAGCACTATGATTGGATTGTCCCCACATCAGAATCTGGATGCAATTTTCCTGTTATTTTATGCACATGTTCTTTCAGAAACTCGGTGACACCATCGGCGGAAATAATTGCAAAAGGCGCAGAAAACGTTAGTGATAGAACAAAATATGCTCCCATGCAGGATTCTTGGACAATCTTTGTTTATCGTCCTGATATTGGAAAGATCAAGTTGATAAGATTTGGCGCAGGAAACAGTAAAACAATTGATTATTCTAATTGGGATACGTCAAACTAAAAAGGGAAAATGATGGGTGGTCTACGTTACTGCTTCGAATCTTCCTATGTCCCCTCCGCCCTCTCCCGCACCTCTCGCCACGGGCTTGCAGTCGTCGATACAGACGGCTGTGAGTCCTTTATTATTCACAGGAGATAAACTATTGAATGTTATCGACCTCATCCCGCAACTCGGCAACTTAAAAGACATGACGTTCATCGGTTGATATTGTAGAAAGGACATACATGGACATTGTTTTCAGTATCCACTATAGCCACAATTACTGGATCATCCTTTTGCCTGCTATCCTCGCCGCCTCAGACGTGGTCACGGGCTTTGTGCAGGCTCAGATTACTGGCACAAAGAGGTCGTCAATCATGCGCAAGGGGCTTTATCGGAAGTGCGGCGAGCTTGGCACGATCCTGCTTGTCTGGATTGTCTGCGTTGCAATTGAACTCGACATAAAGTTTGTCGCCGCTGTCTCGACTTACGTGTGCCTGATGGAAGCACTCAGTATCCTCGAAAACTTGAAGGCGGCAGGGGTGCCTATTCCCGACTTCATCACAAAAAAGGCGCACGAAATCACTGACGAGATCAATCACGGGGACGCGCCGCATACAACTTAATAATGACGTACATCTGTCACAGGCCTGGCACATCGCCGGGCCTGTGCTTTTTTTATAGGAGGCAAAGATTATGAAAAAAGCAATCGATCTCTCGAAGTTCAATATAGTGACCGGTTGGCAGAAGGTCAAGGACGCAGTGGACGCTGTTGTGCTGCGTCTTGGATTCCGAGGCGCCCATACCGGCACGATCACATACGACCCGAAGTATCAGGAGTACATGGCCGCATGCCAGAAGAACGGCATCCCGACGATGATCTACTTCTTCCCATGCTCCATCTCCACGGCCGAAGCGGAGGCAGAGGCGAAGTTCATTGTTTCTGCAGCCCAGAAGGTGAATCTCTGCGGTCCGATCTGGCTTGACAGCGAAGTGGTATATCAGGACCGATCAGGCAGGTCGGACAAACTCAGCAAAGCAGACCGCACCAGGTACCTTAATGTCATCCTCAAAGCGCTCCGGGCGGCAGGATACGACTGCGGCGTCTATGCGTCAACAGCCTGGTATAAGAATAACCTCAATGACAGTGACCTCGTTGACTGCCGGCGCTGGGTGGCAGACTGGTCGAGCAAATGCTCCTATACCACCTTTGAATATGCCATGTGGCAGTATACATCAAAAGGATCCATCCCGGGCATCACCGGAAATGTCGACATCTCAGAGTGTTATCTGGCCCTGGATGCATCCGGACAGACAGATGCAGTGAAATCCGGAGTCACCAGACAGGACATCGTTGACCAAATTTGCAGCTGGGAAGGTTACAGTGAATCGACCGGAAAACACAAGATCATAATCGACATCTACAACAAGTATCTGCCGACAGCCGTGAGATACGGAACTCTGAACTATACAGTCAAGTACAGTGATGCCTGGTGTGCGACAGCGGCCAGTGCTGCATATATCCAGGCAGGAGCTCCGGAGCTGTTCCCGATCGAGTGTGGCTGCCCCAGGAACATCGCTCTGGCCAAGAAGATGGGCATCTGGCAGGAGGCGGACAATTATGTCCCTGATCTGGCCGACGCGGTCCTGTATGACTGGGAGGACTCCGGATCCGGAGACAACCAGGGCACGCCTGACCACATCGGAATCGTTGTCTTTGTCAATAAGAGCAATGGCACATTCATCGTTATGGAAGGGAACAAGGATGGAGCTGTTGGCCAGCGCACAATGAAGATCAATGGGAAGTATATCAGAGGCTTTATCACCCCGAAGTTTGCCGTAGTTACAAGCGACACCGATACCAGCACGAAGACAACGACAAAAACGACAGGCGGCTATGAAATCAGCGGCACCGGCACGCCCTCGAAAAAGGTAGTCCTGACAGGTCTGCTCAAGAAGAACCAGAAGGTCACTGCCAGGCGTCAGCCAATCGTCTCCGGGACGCCCTGCAGCTTCTCCCCCGTCTCAGGCCTCACCAGAATCGACGTCTGCGACTACATCATGGACAAGACCGGAAAGAAGTGGGCGTACTGCTGCGTGAATGGCCTGTATGGCTATATCCTCTACACGTCCATCCGTGACTACCTGCGGACCGGTGGCCAGAATCTCACGAAGGTGGCCAACTGGGTCATCGCGGATGACTTCGGAACAAAGGACGTCCGCAGACAGGCCCTGGAGAGCCTTGGCTACGATTATGATGAAGTCCAGAAGAAAGTCACTGCAATCATCAAGAAGAGGCAGGAGGACGTCTCCAGCGGGCATCCTCATATCCGGATCTGGGGGATAACGCCCTTCTTTGAAGGAGACCGGGGCGAGCGCCTCTTTGGGGCTTCCGCCGCCATCATCCAGTACGATGAAAATGAAAAGCCACTGTACACGGTCTTGATCGATTCCGGCCAGGTTTTGGACAATGGAGCCCTGGAGCCGCCGATCGTGAGCAGACTGAAGGCAGCGGGGGTGGAGCAGATCGACGCGCTGGTCCTGTCCCATCCGCACGGGGACCACTACGGGATGTTCACGGACATCTTCAAAAACTTCACCGTCAAGAACCTGTACCTGCCTCCCTACGCCGGCCTGCAGGCCCTTGACCTCACAAAATACGTGACAGCCCTGAAGAACCAGGAGGCCAAGGCAAAGAAGTATGGCTCAGGCTGCACTTACATCAAACCCGGGCAGAGCTTCCAGGTGGGGCAGATTAAGTGCGACTGCCTGTTCCAGGCGGACTATAAAAAGCTGGCGCACACGGACGGCCATGAGGCAGTTAATTCACTCTCGATCTATACCAGATTCACTCTCGACAATATCTGGCGGTTGCACAATGCAGGAGATGCGGAGAACGACGCCAACAACCTGTTTGTGGAGGCGGTTAAAGACGCCCAGGCGGATGCCATGTTCTTCCACTGGCATTCAGATGGGAATGCTACTAATGACAACCTGATGAAGGCAATCAGGCCGAAGATTGCCATTTCGAACTACCACCACAAAGAACGCAGCGGCCGGGACGGTACACGGAAAAAGGCCGAAGCGGTCGGGGCGGTCGTCGCCCGGAACTGGGAAAACGGAGATGTGTATGTGGATATCCGCGGCGGGGAGATGGTACTCAGCTGTGAAAAAGGCAATCTTTCCGGCACCTGGCACAAAGACAGGGATCTCGACGGGAAGCCGATCGCGGCAGAGGGCGTCCCGGCTTACAAGGTATGCCTCACCACAAAAGCCAAACCCGAAAAGGGCAGCGGCTTGCTGGTGATCGAGCCGGAGGATTATACTCTGGCAGAGATCAAGGCACTGAAGGCAGCGGGCTACAAGGTATTGGGATATCTCAATATCGGATCCGTCGAGACCAACAGGGACTACTACAGGAACCTCAAGCAGTACGCCAAGGACAGGCTCGAAGACTGGCCAAACGAATATTACCTCGATATGACCCAGGAGGCTGTCCAGCAGTGGGCCGTCTCCAGAGGTAAAGAGATCATCAAGGCGGGCTGTGAAGGACTGTGGGTCGACAACGTCGATGTCTATGAAGAGTATCCTTCCGAAGCTGCATATAAAGGCATCACAGCGATCCTGCAGGAGCTGAACCGTCTCGGGTATGTGATGATCAACGGCGGGATCAAGTATGTCACAAAAGCAATGGCCGCCAATCTGCAGATAGCCGATGCGATCACGCAGGAGGAGGTCTTTACCAGAATCACTGACTACGAAGAGCCCGGGAAGTTTGCCGCACAGACAACAGCCCTGAGCGTTGAGTATAAGACATACATCGCGAAGGTGATCAGTAAGAAGATGGGTGCTTTCCTCCTGGAGTACACGAAGGACGAGAAGCTCATCAAGAAGATCAAGGACTACTGTGCCGCGTCCGGAGCCGGATACTACATCAGCTCCAACGTTAATCTCTGAGCATAGAGCCTGCCGGACGTCCGGCTGCTATGCACATAAAGGATCCCCCGACACTTGCCTGATGGCGGTGCCGGGGGATTTTTGTGATTATGCCTGATTTTCCACTTCTCTTTCCAGAAGGTCGATGATCAGCTGGTTCAGTGATACGCCGCGATCTGCGGCGAGTTTCTCGTAGGCCTCTTTCCGCCCTTTCTTGCAGCGGACAGCCAGCCGGTCATAGTTGGCCTTCTGATATTTCTGCGTCGCCCGGTTCTGGGCCTGAGAGTATGCCATTGACGTTCCTTTCCATTCCTGCTATTCTTTTTTTGAAGAGAGGGGCGGCCGGCAGGAATGTTTCGGTATCCGCCCCCCTTCAAGCCCCTATTCAGTTTTAATCTTCGATACCGCTTTGAGTATCTTCAATCAGCTCATCTACCAACCGTTCAGCTTTCGAATAATCCTTGTTGTTGAGTGCTTCCTTCAGTTCTTTAAGCCCTCTCAGAAGTCTTCTCAGGTAGCTTTTAAATACGCTCATGTTGTTTTCCTCGTCCATTTTGTGCTCCTTTCCTGCCATTCCCTTGCTACAAGTATATAATATCACATAAATATATTGGTGTCAATAGATATATAGAAATAATATGAATAATTTCATAAATACATTTTTCCTCCGGGATGATTTTTTCATGGTTTTGTCATATAATATGACACGAAATGCCTGCAGACCGCGTATTTAACGGATTTTCGGACGGGTTCGAATCCCGTTGGGGTGATCAGATGGCTTTAAGTCATCAGTCATTATCCGGTGGTAGCTCAAGTGGAAGAGCTCTTAATGAAAACAAATCCTGCTCGGGATTTTAACAGCAAAGTTTAAAAAATTGCTATCCAAAAGCAGAGGTTATTGGTTCGAATCCAATCCACCGGGCTGTGGGACACATACAGCAATTCCAGCCAATGGCACCATGACTTTTAATCATGCTATTTTTCGTGTCCTGTTTTTAATCGTCGGAGTGATCTGGCAAAAAGGACAGTAAGCTGACTCGGTAGTAGCGGCGGACTGAAAATCCGCAGGAGTTCGTTCAACTCGAACACTGTCCATCTTCGTGCGCAGGATCTGGTGGTCAGAGTGGTCTGCAAAACCATCCGGGATGGTTCGAATCCATCTGTGCACTTGCGGTCTGGTGTAATGGCATCACTCAGGACTTTGGATCCTGCGATATCGGTTCAAGTCCGATGGCCGCTGCGTCTCATTCGTTCAATGGAAAGGACAGGGGATTTCTAATCCCCCGATACAGGTTCGAGCCCTGTATGAGACATCCGGGTATGTAGCAAAACGGCTATGCACCGGGCTTTTAACCCGTGATACGCAGGTTCGACTCCTGTCATACCCATCTTTCTTTATTCCCACCATAACGGTGGGATTTTTTTGTTTTGACCAAATCTCTCATGTTTCCACTACGCTCTTTCCGGCATTTCTCCTACTGCCTTTTCAGCAACAGTTTATCTCCTTCTCTTCACGACAATCTTCTCAAATTAATAAAGAACATGAAAATGATCCGTTTTCTTTTTCCTTCACCTGCAAAAAGTTTGGGATAGACGAAGGGGGAATGACAGTTCATCCCTCTCGTCATCCTTGACAACTGCATAGGCTGCTTCCTGGGTGGATACCGATGACAGCTGAAGAAATAAAGCACAGCTGTTACCGAGAAAACGTTGCGGAAAAAACGGGACAGGAACGGGCTCAGGAGGGCAGTCGGAAAAATAAAAACCATATATGGAAAAGCTGTTTAACAGCAGATTCCATGCGGCGGAGCCGTTTCTTTTCGGAGAAGGTTCCGTCGTATTCATGTGCTGTTAAAGGCTTGGCCGGAGAACGAAAACAGCGAGAAGTTCAGGATTTTTCCTGAAACAAAACAGGAACTGTTAATTGTGTTGGAAAAGAAGGAGGAACGAGAAATGGGGCATTTTATTGTCGGGGTCCTTACAGGGATTCTTATCTGCGGGGTGGTGATGCTGGTGAGGTGCGCCGCATGGTACGAACACAAGCATCCGGAGGATGACTACTGGCATCGGAGGGTTTTGCCATACGCTCATGAAAAACAGAATGCATTGCTGAAGGCGGCGAAGGACATGGCATGCAGTGATATTTCGGAGGAGGTTTTCAATGGGAAGGAAGGCTGATATTGTAAGGCTTCCGCAGTCTGAGATAGAAGGAAGAGAATATGCCTCCGAAAAGGCAGCTGCAGAATATCCATGACAACTGCTTTCTTCTTGTCGGAAGGAGTCCTTTTTCCGGGAAGAAGATGCAGGGCAATCTGAACGAGGATAAAAAAGCTGTACAGGAAGAAGGTGGCATCGCCCAGCTCAATTCCGCTGAGCTCTGAAATGCAGAAAGCCACGGCGATAATAGGCGAGGCTCCGAGCTTTGTCTTGGTACTCAGGGTCAGCCCCAGGGCCAGGATGCATATGCCTGCCACATAAAAGAAAATGCGGGCGGCTGTCCTGTTCTTTGCTGTACTTGTGCGGTCTTCTTTCATCTGGTCCTTCCTTACAGAAAATGTCATGAGGGGAAGTGCCCGCTCTCAGGGTTTTGTACTGGATTGTCCTGTAAAACAGTGGACCTCAATCCATGAAATAAATGCTGAGTGCAGGCAAAAAAGCGCTGAATGCAGGTAAAAAAACGTTTAACGCAGGCGAATAAAGTGTTGAATGCGGGTGGAAAAAGTGTCCGGTGCCTGCAGTCCTGTATGGAGAATAACATATCTTCAGGCTCTGTGTCACCACCCGGACAGGAGTGGCGGCTACTTCATCGGAATCCCTGATCTCAACGTGGGAAGCAGTTCTCCCCAAGTCTTTCTATATTGTCTTTTCCTCCTGGCAAAGGTAAAATAAGAAAAATTCCCTTTGAGGAAAAGATTGACAGCCAGGGTGGAGAAATCTATGCTCAGACATACATACATTAGAATAGTCACTGCTATTCTTTGTTTCATCATGAGGAAACATAAACAAGCACATCCTGTAGGAGCAGGTCCTCCAGGATGTGCTTGTTGCATATAAAAAGCAGATTATCAGGTTTTCAAAGAAAAGAGGCAGGTATGAAAAACAGAAATATTTGTAAACTGTTAGCAATCACAGTCATCGTAACAATGCTTTCAGCAGGCTGCGGCGCTTCCAATGCGGCGCCTGCGAAAGAAGAAGCTGTTCCTGAGGCGACAGAAGCAACGGTTACGGAAGAAGAGACCGTTACTGAGGAGACAACGGAAGTAGAGATGGTTGCAGACACCTCAGAAGCTGCTAAGCCGGAAGAGAAGGGAGCTTCTTCAACAGAGAGTCAGGATACAACTGCTGAAGTGAAATTCCTACCCAAAACGGTGAAGAGCTATATTGTGTCGGAGGATGGGAAAAAGAATCTCAGATACGAAGAGGAGTATGAATATGACGATAATGGAAATTGTATCCATAGGAGTACTACCTCGTATCAAGATGATATGGACCCCCAAAAAAGTGAAACTAATGCCGAATATGACGAAGAGGGGCACTGTGTTAAAGAGGATCACCTGGATAGCGATGGAAAAGTAACTGGCAGCACCAGTTATGAGTATGAGCGTAATGAAGAAGGACGTACCATAAGGGAAACCCGTTCGGAAAAATACTATTCGGAATACGGGGATACCGAAAGCTCTTTTATTACTCAATATTCGTATAATGGTGATCAATTTACGTGTGACACTTATCATAACGACGTGATTGTAGGATCAGCTAAGGGTTTTGTCCTTGATGGAGAAAACTACATGACAGAAGAAAAATTCTATGATACAGAGAATCCTAAAACAGAAGATGATGAGACTTATTCCTCTAAATCTATAAAAACATACGAAGGAAACAGGGTAGTAAAAAATGAGGAATATGATAACAAAGGTGAATTGAATTATGAAGCGAGTTATGAATATGAGTTGGATGAAAATAACAATCCCATAACCGTAAAAGCTGTCGTCAAGTATATTGATGGTGATGTATCGACAGCAATCACGGAATACACGTATATTCAGCTCAAATAACGACACATGTCAGAAAAACTTTCATGCCATTTATTGAAAGACAGATTTCAAGATTTTTTCAATGTATGAGAAGATGCTGATGGAAATGGATGGTACAACTCTTTTAATCTCCACGAAATCGTTTCCACATTGATTGCCCGGAAATTGCAATCCGGATAACAAACGAATTCAAACACAGTCTTTCCATCTATGTAAACAACAAGCCAATAATACCTGAAAAGCGACCCGCCGAATAAGCTGGTCGCTTTTTTGTCCTCAAACGTAAGGACCTCAAATCTGTCTTTAATAACGTAACCTATTCTTTACGATTTAATTCTTTACGATATAAACCTCCCATTTATCCTGGAAAACCTTGACAAAGGGCACCATCATCATTGGGTGTGGAAAGATGCTTGTAAGGCACGGCTATACGATCAAGGTCCTCAACACGATCAATTTTGCCAAGTCCATGCACTACAACCCTTTCCACTATATCCGCTCTGAAAAAGACATCCTGAAGCTGGTAAGTATGGATGAGGACTCTTCTGACGACAATGATCAAGTCCAACCTGCAGAACATGTTTGCCGATGTCAATGAGAAGACCGGTGAAATCGCGACGCAGGTTGGACAGACCCCGCAGGGATGGAACAGCGGCATCTTCAACATGATCCGGAACCTGTCGAGTTCAGTGATCCTTCCGATCGCAGGCATGATCATCACTATCATCATGTGCTATGAACTGATCTCCATGCTGACGGAAAAGAACAACATGCATGACATCGATACATGGATGTTCTTCAAATATATCTTCAAGATGATGATCGCCGTCTACCTTCTGAGCAACACTTTCAATATCACCATGGCGGTATTTGACCTCGGCCAGCATGTGGTGAATGCCGCAGCCGGCGCGATCAGTCATGATACTGCCATCGATACGACCCAGCTCCTGACCTCCATTGAAACGGCCATGGTGGATATGGAGATCGGGGAGCTGGTGGTGCTTGCCCTCGAGACCCTGCTGGTCAGTTTTGGAATGAGAATCATGTCCATCGTAATCACGATCGCCTGTTACGGGCGTATGATCGAGATCTATTTGTATACTTCGGTTGCACCGATTCCGTTTGCCACCATGACCAACCGCGAATGGGGGCAGATCCTCACTGAATGCACCTGATAAGCGGTGCCTCAGTGTCAATTGCGGCAGCTGCATGAAAAGGGATCTGCAGGAAGAAAAGGGGAAATTACAGGAAAGGAGAAACAGCCATCCGCATTCCCCGGCAGGTGATGGCTGCAGGTAAAAGTAATGGCATATGTAAGCGTCCCGAAGGATCTGACGAAAGTAAAGAATTAACTTGCCTTCAACCTGACCCGGCGGCAGATCATCTGCTTCGGAACTGCCGGGATCATCGGCATTCCCTTCTATATCCTGACGAGAAATGTAATCGGGAACAGCAGCGCGATGATGGGCATGGTGCTCGTGATGATCCCTGCCTTTCTGTTTGCCATGTATGAGAAGGACGGCATGCCGCTCGAAAAGGTTCTTATGAATATGTACACAGTGAAATATAAAAGGCCTCAGATCCGGGCAAAGCTGGATGATGGAGGAATGTGATTATCCCGAAACCATCAAAATGGAGACGCTGGACAACCGCTACCGTTTCCGCACAAACGGGGACTTCCTGCTCCTGTTCTACTCCAGCTCCTCGCCACGCCTGATTCTCCCGGAATCAATCGTCCACTCCGGTACATACTCCAGTCTTCGATGGGGCGTGGACAGCAATGTATGGACAGAATAACAACAGAGATTTGAGATAAAGTATTCCAGAATCGCGGCAATACGTATATGATGAAATAACAAAGAAAGGAATATAACATGTTCAGACTTACAGCATATGGGACTATGAATGATAAGGAAAAGGTGTCACTCGGAAAATTTATATCCATGATCCTCAGACATCGCCCGGAGGTCATCGGGATCACACTTGACGAACACGGATGGGCAGACGTCGGAGACCTGATCAGCGGGATCAGAAACGCCGACCATCCCGACTTCTGCCTCTCCGATCTTGAGGAGATCGTAGAGACCAACAACAAGCAGCGTTATTCCTTCAGTGCGGATAAAGCTCTCATACGTGCCAATCAAGGCCACTCCATCCCTGTGGATGTGGAGCTCCCCGTCGTCTCCCCTCCTGAAATACTCTGGCATGGAACCGGCGAAAAGTTCGTCCCCTCCATCCTCCAACAGGGGATCCTGCGGATGAACCGCCTCTATGTACACCTTTCCCCTGACCGCGATACAGCGACAAATGTCGGGCGCAGGCACGGAATGCCGGTACTGCTCCGTGTCAACGCCCGGCAGATGGAAAAGGATGGATATCAATTTTATCTTTCTGTAAACGGAGTCTGGCTCACAAAGGAAGTACCTGTGAAGT